AAAAAAAATAGATACGTTATAACATAAGGGGCATTATGTTAACAAATATTAGTTAACTTTTACAGTGTTTCACGTGAAATGCTATCTATAAATAGCAAAACGATTAAAGTGCATAAATTAGCACCGACATAAAGAAACTAGTACGAATACAGTAGACCGTTCCTCGCAAGCGACCCTTATAAGTCGGTGTCACTTTAACAGTAGATAAACTAGAAAAGACTGAATCGGTGGAAAGTAAACACCGATTTCGTAATATCTTGTATATAATAAGGACTTTGAGATGATAGCTAATGATACCAGGCGATTAGGGGCGTTGCCCCTATAACCCTACTTCCGGTCATCCGGAAGCGGAAGGAGCGGAAACTACGTTTCCTGTCTTATGGGGCGTTGCCCCAAACCCCAGTTCCTTTGGCATTGCCCAAAGGAACCGAAAGGCTAGTGTTTTTCATAGTATCAGAGCCTATCGGGAGACTTAGAAATGATAAGCGGTCGGGTTCTTCGAACCGTTCACGACCGAAGCACACGAGCAATAATTAATGATAACTAATGATAACTAATGAGTGTGTGCTAGAATCGAGAAAACAGAAGCAGAATAAAAATAAAATAATAAAAATACGTGCGTACAATCTATATATAAATATATATAAACAATACACACGCATAATAAAATATATTATAGTAAAACGACATACCAAAAATGGATTATAAAGTCATTTTACTAATGAAAACCTTTAATCTTTTTAGGAGCATTCAAACTTTTGGTAGATTTACCAAAAGCGTAGGCACCAGCAGCAGGTAACCAAGAACCATCAATACCAAACCAACGCCAAAGCTTATTAGGAAGACTTTGAGTATCTTCAAACTTCTGCTGAATCCAACGACTGGAATCATTTGTGGCATCAATAGATAATTGCTGAGTAGCTTTTCTGAAAGCATTATCTATCTTAACACCTGACTCATTAGCATAATTAAGAGCAGCAGACGAAACATACATACGAGCGGCTGCATTAGACATTCTACGTTGAGCAGCAAATAAAGCAGACTGAGCAATTACATTTGCGAGACCTACTTGTTTTTCAGAAGGAAGCCAAGCCAAATTAACCGTTGCAATACGGTTCTGGGTATCAGCAAGCGCAGCATTCATCGCATCAAGATAAGCACGATTAGCAAGTGATTGGTTTTGAGCAGTAACCAAATCTACACGAGCATCTAAAGAATCTTTAGCATATTGGTTCTCGAGTTCTTGATAAACATTCTTAAGGTGAAGATTTTTCGTCTTAGCCTGTAAAGTCTGCAAAAGAAACATATTTTGCATACGTTGCGCTTCTGTCATCTGTCCAGTATAATCAGCTTCTTCATCAGCTTTACGAGACTCAGAAGCACGAACATTCTTTTGAGCATTGATATCCATCTGCTGAGCAATCATCTGAGCAGCAGACGAACCAGCAGAACTAATACCTTGCGACAAAGTTTCACCAGAATTGGACATAGATGTAGATGGAACAGAACCGGATACAGAACCAGCAGAACCATTCATCATCAAATTAGGATTGAGACCTGCTTGTTCAAAACGCTTACGCTGATTTGCAGCAGTATTATAATCTCTATCCATTAAATACATTTTCTCTTGCCAATCACGTTGAGCTTGGGCATTTTTATCCTGTTTGTTAGCACCAAACAAAGAACCTAAAAGACCAGCACCAGCATTGATTGCAGCAGCACCAATAGTAGCAGACATATACAACAAATTAAAATTGAACAAAGCCCCCTAAAAGGGGGCATGAATTATTCTTTATCTTCAGTTTCAGAGCCAGAGAACATAGACAAAATATAATTGTCCAAATTCTTACGAGCAGTAGCAAGCTTTGTCTTTTCCTCAGAATCCTTCATTTCAGAAACCTTCTTGTCGTAATCATCAATAAATGAAGACAAAGCAGATTTCTTATCAGACAAAGACTGCAAATAGCGAGAATCAGTAAATTCCATCTTCTTGAAATCATCAAGAGCAGAAAACTTATCCTTAAGCTCCTGTGGCAGATCATCCTTAACCTGACTAAAACGTGATAAAATACCATCCATAAGAGACTGAGAAAGTCTCATATCGGACAATCTACTAAGCAACGTAACATCAGAATGGATAGAAACACCATTATCACAAAAATCGTGTTGTAAATCCTCCCCAATTGGAGGAACATAGCACTTAGTTTTATAATTTCTAATACTCATAATTCACAAATTTAATTAATTAGAATAAGGAAGACCATAACGGCTAAGGTTACGAGTAACATAAGCCATATTTACCATACCAATGTAAAGTTTATCATCAGAAACAAGATAGTTATTCTGGTTCACAAAGATACTATTACACAAAGATGGTCGGCAGTTGAAAAGTTCCGGTGCTATCTGCATAGAAGATAAATTATGACGACAAATTTCATCAATCATATTGGCAGGAAGACCAGTCACCCAAGAACCCAAAGTAAAACAAAAATCACCATTATATTTATCGTAATTTGTCTTATACTCAGAATATCGAGGAGCATAACCGTAGGACTTAACAAAATTTTGATCTCTAAGGAAACCTACATGAACACCATCAAAAGAAGGTGCTTGTACTTCAAAAAGATAATTCTGCTGCATACCGATACTGTCCATTTCAGGGAGAACGAAATCGGAAGCGTCAGTCTTACAAAGAGTACGGTCAATACCGATGTGTGCATAATCCAAAACTGGAGTACAACGATAAATACCCATAACAACACCATAAGTATCAGCAGTAAACTTAATCTTAGACGAACCATTACCAATAGGAGAAGCTTTATAATCAGCTAGACCGTCACCTGAAAGGTTCTGATTGACGATAGGATTAATATCAATCATAGAAGAACTACCACCAATAAAATATGATGTATCATCAGCATGTTTAGGCTTAACACCAAAATGTGCCTCTATCTGAGACGCAAAATCAACATCATTTGCCAATTGAATCTCCTTGTACTTTTGAGCAGCATAAGCCTGACGAAGAGATAAAACAGATAAAGATAACGCATCAGAAGGAATAGAATCAGTATGTGAAAGAGCACCACCATCAGCACCAGATGTCCAACCAAGATTACCAGAAGTATCAGAAGGAGAAGCCTTACTAGTGCCATTAGATAAAGAAACAACACTCTCAGAACCAAACTGAGCAGTAGGCAAAACGCCATTCAAATAATCCAAAGGAAGATTGCTAAAGCGCAAATCCAAGAAATTCAAACGTTGAGCATTCTTTCCAGAAGCAAAATCAACCTGCTCAAGCTGAGTAGACAAATCCATAGAACCAGATGGAGTAACATAATCTACATTACACAAGGAGGCATCATAACCTTGCCACTGTCTAAATTGATAATGGTCATTACAAATTTTCTGGTAAGCAAGTAGACGGAATACAGACAAATTAGGAAGACTCGTCATACCAACTACAGGTTTATCTGAAAAATCTTCAAAAGACATATTCTGGTAATCAAAACGACCATAACCAAGAAGCTGCAAAAGCTTAGAGGAAGCAGACCAACGATATTCTCCATTGTTATCAAAAACAGAATTTTTAAATTTGGCAGAAAAATCACCAACAGGAAATATAGCCCTAGCAGCTTGACCCATCTTATACAAATACTGATGCAAAGCAGAGTAAGCAACATAAGGCATACCAGTTGTAACCTTTTCGTTAGCAAAAGGAGATGTAGCAATGCGTGAAACATCTTGACCAGAAGCAGAAGAAGTCATATTCAATACCTGAGAATTGAAATACTTCCAAAGCTGAGAATAAGGAACGAAAAAGAACTGAACATTTTCACGAAGACGTGTAAATGCAGCAGTCTGCAAAGGTGCAGTACGAGTAAAATAACTTGCATCGATACGAATAGAATCACCTGGGTTCATTTCGTAAACAGCGCAAGGAAGCAGTTCACCAATTTTAGCGGTAAACAAATTTCGGGCTGAAACATCAAAGGAGTTTCGAGACGGCTTATTTTTCAAACCGTGCAAACCCATAATATCAGAACGATTAGCCATAAAATAAATATTTAAATATTAAACTTATAACGGTCTGCAATCTGTCTATGCTTAATCCGTGAAAGGAATTTATTTTTAACAGAAATAGACCAATTAATAAAATCTATAGATGTAGCAGAAAAAGTATCAAAGTCGATAATAGAATCGTAATAAGCAGAAGCAAAATGCGAATCCAATTCACACAATGATAAATTATCAGTCAATCGAGAGTAATCAAGCCATCTATAATAAGACTTATATATATCAAAATAATCACACAAACCAAAACCCAAAGAATCGGCAGTGGAAACAAAACGCTTAGAAGCGTATAAAACAGAACATAACGGAGATAATAAATTTAAATCGGAATGCAAGCAAGCCAAACACTGTGGAGCACACAACGAAGCAAGAGAAGCATATTCATTATCTTTATTAAAATACCACGCATTAAAAATGTGAGTAGCTAAGTTAAGAACAGAACCTAATCTCTCATACCTGGATTTAACGAAACTGTCGGCAAAGAGCGTAAGTTTTCGAAATACAATTCTGTCATCCTCGCAAGCTGAGAAGCTATATCGTGGTAACAATCGACCGACAAGCGACCTCCTAACGGAGTAAGTATATTGTTCACCAGACCAAGAGATAACATTAGCTTGTCCGATATGTGTAAAGTCTCTTTCTCGAAAAGATATTTTAATATCTTCTTTCGAAAAAATCTCTCCAAGGTAATTGGAGTGAAACGAACGTTGAGGAGCAAGCAATTCAAGCACGTAGGGAAAATCAGCAGGCTTATTAACATACGACGAAACGTAAAAATAGGCTTTTCCGTCAGTCTGTTTAGAATCAATGTAACCGAACTTCCAGAGTGAACGTAAAAAAAGAGGGGTCTGAATAGGTCGAGACACTGTTCCGAACTGCTGCACATTTTCAAAATCTCTGGCAAGCTGAGACGATGAGTAGAAAAATAAGATATGCCAATGCGGACGCAACGATTGTGTTCCGTATTCACCGATAGCGTAGTAACGTATCTTTTCATTGTAATTTTTTGAGACATATTTTCTAAATCTTTTAATGAATAACTGCAAATGCCTATTTACAAGCACCGCAACTTGGTTATTTTCATAAGTAACATTTATATTAACCGAAAAATTAGCCTTATAAAAAGCACGATGTTTATTGTATGAAATCACACTATTACGTAACTCTTCAGTATTAACGACAGTAGGTGTAGAAAAATCCTCGTTAAAATCATAATTTTGCATCAAATTGACAACTTCACCATCAGAAGCAGAAAACAAACGAGAAACATCCACAATAGGCAAATGAGTTTCGTCATAAGTCAAAGTAACGAAAGAACAATACTTAGAACGATGTTCCTCAAGAGCAAGACGATTACTCAAGCTATTACGTTTAAGTTCTTGACAAGCAGGACACGTACCGCATCCAACCATCTGAACACGACCAAAACAATCTCTAATACTAACGGGCTTAAAACAAGAAACCCAAGGAGTCACGTTATTCATAATCACCGAATATGTTTAAAAATCCAAGAATCAGAATGAGAAATATGTGTGGTATCAGATACGATAATCGTACCTTTACCAGAAGAATCAAATTGACGCTGAACAGTACAACTAGTCATAGCTGATACTCCAAAATAAGTGCCAATCAATCCAAGAGCATAAATAAGCACCTTAATAATAATCTTAATAACTTCTTTATTCATAATTACAAATTATTTAAAATAAAACAAAACAACATGGCTGAAAAAACACCGTGGAATCGTATCTGCTAAAAAATTAGTAAAATTCATATCTTAAACACTTAATAATTAAACCATAGTGAACCAGAAACGACTATCTCTCTGCTGAAAGATACCATTAAACTGAATAACCACATCATTATTATAAGTATCGTACACAGAATCCATAAAAGAAGAAACTTCATCAGTACGCACTGCATAATGAGTAGTATAAACATCACCTAAGACGTAAGAGGTTACAATAACCTTAAAATAGTCACGCAATTCATTATTAAAGAATTGAGACCGCTCAGTATCAGAGATAATCTTTTCCATAATCTTAACAATTGAAATTAAACATTAGAAATACCAGAAACATAAAGTAACTGATTTCGAGTGCAATATTACAAAAAAAATAGATACGTTATAACATAAGGGGCATTATGTTAACAAATATTAGTTAACTTTTACAGTGTTTCACGTGAAATGCTATCTATAAATAGCAAAACGATTAAAGTGCATAAATTAG